GTGCAGGCCGGCCGCAGCGGCGGCTCAGGCCGAACCGCTGCGGTTCCAGCTGAGATCAACGCAACGTCGCAGGCTGCCTGATGGCTTATTTCTACAACCGCCTGATCCTGGCGAAGATTCAACCCACTGCCCTGACCGATGCCGTCCCTACCGGGGCCGCAGACGCGATCAGGATCATGGATGATCTCCAGCTCGACCCGCTGCAGCTCAACCTGCAGGAGCGCACGCAGCTATTCCCGTGGATTGGCAATCAGAAGCGCCTGACCACTCAGCGCATTGGCGCCATCTCGTTTTCGTTTGAGCTGGCGGGATCGGGCACTAGGGGCACCGCTCCAGCCATTGGCAGGTTTTTTCGCGCGGCAGGCTATGCCGAGGCGGTGGTGGCGGCTACATCGGTGACCTACTCGCCGGCCGCATCCACGTTTGAGATGCTCACCATCGATTGCCACCATGGTGGCAAGCGCCACAAACTGACGGATGTTCGCGGTGACATTTCGGTAGAGCTGAAAAACGAAACTACACCGGTTGGTAAGTTTACGGGCCTTGGCCTTTACACTACGCCTACCGATACGGCGAACCCTTCTGTTACCTATCCGACAACGCAACGAGACCCACTGATTGTCAACAGCGACAACACGCCAACGATTACTGCATTTGGCATTAACAGCTGCATGGAATCGTTCACCTTCAAGAGTGGCCGGTCGCCAAAGCTTCACCAACGGGCGGGCTGCACTAAACAGATTCGGATTGACGGCGAGCGGAAGCCAGAGGGAGAGCTGGTAATTGAGTCGAAGCTTATTTCTGATTTTGATTACTTCTCAGCGGCTGCGAACCAGACGCTTGGCGCCATCGGCTGGACCCATGGCGTCACCAACGGCGAGATCATTTCGTTCTCATCCCCCACCTGTTCACTGGGCGACATTGCGTATGACGATGGCAGCCCAATCGAATTGATCAAGCTGCCGTTCATGCCAATCCCTACTGATACCAGTGGGGTTAATGATCACTCTTGGGTTTTTTCCTGATGGCATTTGTTCTTAACAAAAAGGCTACTTACTCCTGGCCTGTTCGGATTACGCTTGCCGACGATGGAGGTAAGCGTACTGTCGAAACCCTTGAACTTGAGTTTCGTCGTTTGCCGCAAAGCCGAATTGACGCAATTGTCAAAAAAGCCAGAGCGGCAGAACGGTCTCGCGATGACGATGATGAGTTAAGCGATCAGGAGATTTGCCGGGAACTTGTCGCCGGGTGGGGCGAAAGCGTTGTTGATGACAATGGTGAGAAAATTCCATTTAGCGACAAGCGCTTTAGTGAGTTCTTGGAAATTCAAACGGTGCCCGGCCAGGTTATTCGTGGATGGTTTGAATCACTCAAGGACGGCAAAAGAAAAAACTAACAGAGGCCGCTGAATACTGGTTCAACGGTGACGGCGGCCTTCACCCTGATTACCTCGCAGAATGCCAAGCATATGGTATTGATCCGGGCGAATCCCCCGCCACCGACTTTGACGTGTGGCCTGAAAACTTCAATGCCGTGCAAGTGTTCATTGATTGCGACACCCAGTGGCGAGGCAGAGCGGACGGCGGGGTGATTGGCCTGGACTTTTCAACTGTGCTCCAGGTTGCTAGTCGGGTCGCGCCAGACGACCCGCTGACGCTATTGCGTGATGTCAAAATCATTGCATCCAGGGCGGCTGAGTTGATCAATGAAAAAGTTGCTCGTGAGGCTCCCAAAGCGCCATGAACCTAGATGCTGTCCTGCGCATTGCCGCCAAGGTTACCGGCGTTGACCAGATCGAGAAGCTTGCGGGCGGCCTGAAAAGCGTCAATCAAGCCGCGACGGGGGCCCGTAAATCGTTCCAGGGGGTGACGGGCTCAGCAGCCTGGCAAGGCGCTGCAGTGGCCGCTACCGGATATGGCGTGGCAATTGGAGTTGCAGCAAGCGAAGCTATCAAGTTTGAATCGGCCATCGCCGATGTGCGCAAGGTGGTAGATGGCGTTGATACACCGCAAGGGCTGAAGGATATTCGCGCCGAAATTATTGGACTGTCGCAAGAGATGCCGATTACGGCTGAAGGATTTGCGGCAATTTATGCAGCAGCAGGCGAAGCCGGTATAGCACGAGGTGAAATTCAGGCATTTGCAAAAGACGTAGCAAAGATGTCGATTGCGTTTGATATGTCTGCAGAAGATGCAGGCAGCGCCATGGCCAAGATGCGATCGTCGCTGGGCCTAACACAGCCTGAAGTGCGCAGCCTTGGCGATGCGCTCAACCACCTCAGCAACAACACTGCCAGTAGTGCCAGGGAGCTGGTGAACTTCACTGCGCGGTCCGGAGCTGTCGGCCAGATGGCGGGCCTATCCGCTGAGCAGACGGCGGCCTATGGCGCGGCAATGATCAGCGCTGGCATCGAGGCGGAGGTGGCTGGTACCAGCTTCAACAACATGATCAAGGCATTATCGCGCGGCGAATCCATGACAGCGCGGCAAAAATCTGCGTTTGAAAGTTTAGGCGTGTCCACGGGGACACTTGCCAAGAATTTACAAGAGAATGCCGTAGGTACTATCCAATCAATTTTTGACAAAATTAAAGGGCTGTCTGAAGAACAGCGCGTTAGCGTGATTAGTAATTTGTTTGGCGACGAAGCTCGGGGGTTGGCGCCGATTATTCAAAACAGCGAAACGCTGGCAAAAGCTTTGCAATCCGTAGGCGATAAAACAAAATACGCTGACAGCATGGCAAAAGAATACGATGTACGCTCTCAGACAACCGCCAATGCTTTGCAGCTTGCTAAAAATAACTTTGATGCTCTGGCTATTTCGGTTGGCGCGACTGTCGTTCCTGCATTGACAAAACTGGTCCAGTTGGTTAGCCCCGTGATTTCAGGCTTGGCCAGGTTTGCGGAGGCGAACCCCGTTATCACCACGTTGGCCGTGGGAGTGGCGGGCCTGGTAGCAGCGTTCGTGCTGTTAGCCCCGGCGCTTGTCGCCGCCGGCACCCTGCTGGCTCCGCTGATGGCCGGTGTTGCGGGCATTGCTGCGGCCATCACCTCCCTGGGGGGGATCGTCTCGGTGCTGGGGATGGTGGGCGCGAGCCTGGCTGCACTGGTGACGTGGCCGGTGCTGATCGCCGCCGGCATTGTGGCGGCAGTGGCCGTGATCTTTACATTCCGTGAGCAGATCGGCGCGTTCTTTACATGGTTGGGCGGGCTATGGGTTCAGTCAATGACAACTCTTGGGAAAATTGGATACACGCTATTTTTAGAGCCGTGGGTCAGGATGTGGAACCTGCTAAAAGCACCTGTCGTTAGCATCTTTAACTCTATTGTAAATACCGTAAAAATTTCGCTGAACTCTTTGATCTTGTTTTGGGGCAACGTGGTAAACGGCATTATTCGTATTGCTAATAACGCAATCAGCGGCTTTAACCGAATCAGTCCCATCAAGGTTCGGCTTATTCCTCAGATGACCGTTCCACGGTTTGCCCAGGGTGGGTTTGTCACTGGCCCCACGCTGGCCATGATTGGTGACAACCGCAGCGGCCAGGAGTACGCGGTGCCATCTGAGAAGGCGATAGGGTTTGCCAATAACATCCTGGCCGGCCGGCGCGGCGCTGCGGCCATTCCCGGCAGCGGCAGCAGTGGAGGCGGCGGCGGCTCCGGCCCCATCACCGTGGCGATCAGCCTGACCACGGGGCCTGTGATGGAGATCCAGGGGCAGCGCTATGTGACGCTCGAGGACGCGCAACGCATCGCCAGGACAGCGGCCAGCCAGGCGGTGATGCAGCTGCGCACCCCAGGCGGGCGGCGGGCGGCGGGGATCCGCTAATGGCAAGGGCGCAGGCGCAGTACCTGAGGCTATTCTCTGGAGCCACCACCTATGTCAGGTGGCAGAACTGCTATCACCAACAGAGCGTTTTCTGGGAGGGCCAACAGTGGCGCTGGCAACAGTTTGATGTTGATGGCCTGGTAGAAGGTGCATCAGGCGACGAGACTGGCCTCAGTATTGAGCTGCCAGCCACCGCCGATGTCGTTGCCACCGTTGAGACTGCACTGCGCGAGAGCTGGCTCGTGGAGGTGCGCAGTTATGAGTTCAACTCACTGGCCGGCGATGACACCCCTCAGGCGGGG